TATGTCTCTTTGTTAAATTTCGTCACATACACATGAAGCATTGCTATTGGATGACCTGGAATAATCTGAACATGACAAAACACATAAGGCTGATTATTAAACTCTGATGTGTAGTAATGATTTTGAAAATCACTTTCTTTTGCTGGAAACTGCCATGCTTCTCTTTTAATCTCTCTTACCCTAATCATTTACCGCCACCTTTTTGATTATTGCAAGCACTGTAAACGGTAGTGGCTGGGTTTGTCTTATCGTTATTTTACCCTCATCCCAGCCTATATTGTTAGCCTTTTTTAGTCCTGTAAACGGTATCACTGGTTTGTCAAGAACCTCCTCTCCAAATCTTCTGAAAGGCACAATCTCACCGTTAATTTCACAGCCAAGCGAATTATAAAGTAAGACAAGAATCTCATTAACACTTACAGACATACCCCTACTTATACCAGCAGCAGTTTGTATTGCAACAGGTATATCTATTATCTCACTGTCATAGTGAAGGCCTATCTCCACAGTCTTTGCATTTCTCGGTAGTGTTATCCTCCCGTTTTGGACTGTCTGCTGAGGCATGACAATGCCGTCTGCAAGAATATCTACTGTCTTACTTTCAAGATAGCTTAATCCTGTCCATGTAGCCTTACCTGCTGTGTCTGTGCCTATATATGCTGAATCGGTATTCAACGATGGGTCGATATACTCAATGTATGTATAATTAGTGCCTCCGATTGTTCTTTGGACAGCCATCCATACTTGGTCTTGTGAAGATGAAGGAATTACAGTAATACTATTAACAATTCCGTCAGTGCTGTTTTTTGACCAAGCGACAACTTCTTGGTCTTTATCGAAACTGATTGAAACGAATTTACCATCTTTAGTGGGTAACCAGATTATTTGGTTAGCTTCTACTTGTTTAGCCATACCAACTATTCCTGATGAAAGCATATGTGATGCGACAATACTCTGCTCAGGAGCTGTATAAGAGTCAACATCAAACTTATATCCAAATAGCCTTAATTTCCTTCCGTATTTTGTTACAAATAAAACCTCTGCACCTACTTGCATAGGTGGTATTGATTCGATTGTTCCATACCGTGTTTGTGGCCTAATCTGTACATTCGTTGGTGTTAGAGCCTTATCAGAGCTTCCCTGTATAAGTATTTCCTCGTTGCCTGTTAAGACGACTATTTGTCTTGATGATGAAGTAAGATGTAGTATCGGAGCTGTAGCAGCAACAAGCGTAAATGCAAATGGGTCGCTGTCCCCTGTTCTTGTGATGAAGTTGTCAATTTCTCCTGACTTACTCCCCCACACTGTTTGAGGATTTGCCTTTGTTCCAGCAAGTATCATTCTCTGTTCAAAGAATGTTATCGCCTGAGGATAACCGTTTGCCTCATTCCATGGAAGTGTCCATGAATTAATCGCTGTGATTGTGCCTGTTGCAGGAGATGCTGGAGAGCCTGTAACTGTATATTCAAATGTAACATCATCTTTTTTACTAACAGTGAATGTCCCGTTGTATTGTGGCTGTGTTGCGCCTGATATTGTGACTTTGTCTCCTGTCTCAAATTCGTGTGGTGTTGTGGTTACTGCTGTTGCTATCTGATTGCTTCTTGTAAGACTTGATATGGATTTTGATGTTGGTGTTTTAAAAGAAACCGCACTAATAGTCCACGATGTATCGTTCGTTCTTGTTAGCCTCTGTGGAGCTACATCTGGATGAACAAGATAAAGTGCATTGTCAAATTGTGCAAATCTTATCTTGTTTAAGTCTACATTTACAAAGGGACTGGATATCTCATATGGATTACCTGCTAACTGAATCTGTGCCGAGTTTGTATAAAACCTTATCTTATTATCAGACCTAATCTCTATAACATATCCCTGTGTAACTGGTGGTGTTACATCTTTTTTAAGTATTGTAAATGGAATAAGCCTGACAGTTACTCCCTGCCCAGCATTAGCAACAAACCTTGTTCCCGGTCTTCTTGTGCAGCCTCCCGTTGGAAGGACAAAGGCATTAAGTATCTTCTCGCATCCGTTTTGGAATCTCGGTGTGTCAATACGACCGTAAAGTAGAGGGTCTATCTCTCCGCCTGTAAAATTAGATTTAATAACATTACCTTTCAAATCTACCCCCTCACATCAATCAACGGAAAATTACCAATGGTATCCTGTGGTTCTTCCTGAGCATCCACAGACTTTGCGAGCTTCAACAAATCTCCAAATATTGCCTTCATTTCATCCCTAACAGCGCTTGATTTTGTGATTGGATACGCAAGCTTATAAGCAAGGTATGCCGATATAGCATCAACAAGTAAAGCATCATATTCATTGACGTTCTCGTTTCTGTAGATATATCTGATGCTGATACTGTTTGAATCTGACAATACCTCTCTGCCTTCAATTTTATAATCTGTTAGTCCATCGATTGAAAGCAATCTAAGTAGGTCAGTTGGAAGTGTAAAGGCATTACCATAACCGTATTCGGGTGTTTGTAATTTTGGTGCAAGCTTGACTCTTTTGATTGCGCAATTCCACGGATGAAGCCTTAAGACAGCATCCCTTGTCAAAGGATAAAGGGATGAACACAACTTAGCGGCTGTGCTATCTTCATTAAAATCAGCTATTGTTTTATCTCCTAATAACAATAGCGCCTGATTGCATATTTCAATTGAAGATGAAGCCATTCATCCCTACTCCTTTTTTTGGAAGAGGCCTTAAATGGCCTCTTCCGTACGAATGTTTTTAGTTTTTCATACATACCTCACTTTTAAGCTTATAGTTCCTGCCGAGGTTGCTGCTGCTGTGAGAGTTACAGCAATATCGTAATCCTGCACAGGGTCTTTTGCAAGGCCAAGTGCCTGCCACAACGGCTTTTCTACATCTTCACGTCCGAAACCATTTCCCTGATCCGATGGATCAGCCTGATGAGTGATATCATGATTTACCAACGCAGTTGCAAAAGACTGTGCCAATGCGAAAAAGTCAGCATCAACAGCCGCTCCTCCGTTAATATCGTAGATGCCCACATGTCCAGCGGCTCCCGTAATAGCATCACAAGAAAGAAGTATCTGACTTATTCGCTCACTGCTTCTTACCCTTGCAAGGCGATATGTTGACCCTATTGAATCTCCGCTTGCCACTTCAACAGTTCCTACTGACTCTTTGAGTGTGCCGTTGGCAATGTTTTTACTGTTTTTAATAGGCGGCATATTGTCCGCATTTGCAACCGCATTAGCTTTTTTGTGTACAACTGGCATATCTCCATCCCTCCTTTGTTATTCCTGACATGCAATTTCTACGACCTTTACATCTTCCCTGCGCACTGCGCCGGTTGACTGTGCGATGTAAGGCTGCCATGGCTGTCCATGTAAGTCATTACGAACTGTTATTGAGGTCTTAATGTCCTGACCAAGACCCAACAAAACACCGTCTTTGACATACATGTAACAATACCTTATGCCGTTTGTAAACGGAAGCAGATTAGTCTTCTTCCACTTACAGCCCATGAACACGTCAATCCTCGCGTCCATAAGCAGTCTAACAGCATTGTAATCTGCCGATGTCATTTTATCGTCGTTCAGTATATCAGAGATTTGTGCCTGTGTCACAACAAGGGTAACCATATTTGACAAGTCATCGTCATCTATGGCATCGGCAAGCCCAAGTATCTCAAGAGCGCTTACTATCTTTGTCCTTGTAAGGCCTGTGTTTCCATGCGCAATCTTCTGACTTGCTGGCAGAGGAACAAACTCTGAAGTGCCGTTTTCCCTAATCTGCCTTGCGTTTCCGCCGAGGGCTGCTATAATCCTTTTATCTTTCTTGCGATTCATTGCAGCCACGCCTATCGCTAAAGCTGCCGATTTAGGGTCTGCAAGCATCTTCTGTTCATCATGGCTGTAGATATGTGTCCACCATTCTGAGTCTGTGAGGTCAACATATCTACCCTGATGAGGAAGCTCTTTGCTTCCAAGAGTTGTGCCTCTTACGATTACATCCTCTGCCTCTGAACCACCCATTGCATCATCCCTGTAACTTGTACCGATGATGCCGCTCTTAACTGTTACGGTCTCCTCCAGTCTGCTTTTTTTCTGCTGTGATAAAATTAGAAAGTTGTCACTAAACTGCTGCACTAAAGCTTTGTCTACTTCTGCCATTTTAAGTGAACCTCCTTGTTTTTAATCCTCATCCGCCAATGACGGATGGTTATTAAAACTCAGGTTGTCCACCATTCCTGCGGGCCCCGTTGCGGGGTTATCCTTGTAAGGCGGGCCTGCTACTACTTTATAAAAACAACATAAAAAGGGCCTTGCGGTTGTCCTTTTTATGTCGCATATTTCTTTTTATAAAATTCCTTTACCTTCTGAACTGTAACTTTATGCTCTGGGTGCTTCTCATTCCAGTACTGCTCAGAACGCATTAATGACTCTATGGAATCAGAACTTAAACCAGTATCTCCTTTTACAAATACATCTTCTTCCATATCTTTGCCGATTTTAAAAAGAATTCTTAACAACGCAGGATTGTTCCCAAACTGGTCTATATTTGCCTTATCCTGCTCATCAGCATAAGCTAAAAATGCTTTCTGAGCGAGTCTAATATTTGTATCAAAATTATCCCCCCATTCATTTCGTAATGTCTCCTCTGTAGACTTTCTTTGGCTTTCTTGTATTTTAAGTCCTTCTGTAATAAGCTCCGCATATCTGTCCATCACGCCCTGCACTTGCTTGTTTGTCATCCCCATCGTATGGCATAATTTCAGAAAGCTTTTTTCCCTTTCAGGGTCTATCTTTATACCCTCAGGAAACTTAGTATAATCAATCTTATATTCGTTTTCAGTCTTTGGAGGTAAATCCCCCGTGCCCACACGTTTTTCAAGTTGCGTATATGACTCAAGCATCTTTTGCATTGTTGCATTATAATCGATACTGCCGTCTTCTTTTGTAACCCTAAACTTTTCTGGAACCGAAACACTATTGTCCAAAGTTGTCTCGGTATTTTCTGTCTGTATGTTAACCTGTTCGTCCATTTTTCCCCCTTTATTTTTTAGCTTTATCTTTTATTGCTTCTTTTATTTTAACATTTTCTGTATCTTTATTTTCTACCTGAGTTTCCTGCTGTGGCTCCTCTATAAGCCATCCTTTTTTTTCTGTATCTTTATTCTCCTCCTGAGTTTCCTGCTGTGGCTGTAGCTCCTCTACAAGCCATCCTTCTTCTGTCAGCTTTTTTCTTATTATTACCTTAGTGCCCTGTGGCTCCTCTATAAGCCATCCTTCCTCTGTCAGCTTTTTACTCATTATTACCCTCCCTCCTGTGCTTCTGCACACTTTTTATATATAAAAAGCATTACACTTCTTTGCCCCTCTCTAAATGCAGTCTCATACGGGTCACCAGATACATGGCTTATTCTATGCTCAAAGATAATTGACATCTCTTCAAGTATCTTCTGTCCCGCTGGATTTGCCTGAAACACATCGCTGTACAGTTTCGGGTCAACTCCTGTGCCTTTTTTATGCTGCAGCATCCATTGCTCCTTTTATAGCCATAGGTATTACGGCCTTTTGTATTTCCTGTTGTTGTTGTGCTTGTTGTGCAGCTTCAATAACAGCCGCTCTATCTCTTCTGATTTTCTCAACCTTCTTTTCGTCCCTTATCAGTTTAGCAGGCACACCGAGTAATCTTGCCCTTTCTCTTATTGCCTCATCGATATCGTAATTGTCAAGTACATCTGTTATACCGCTTTGCATCGTTAAAGCAAGAGCCGCCTCGAACCTATCCATTGCTGCTACATCCTCAAGCCTTTGGGACTTTGCAAGTGGAGACTGATATGATATTTTTGCAATTGATTCTTGAATTGACTCAGGAGGTATACCTAATATTCCTGCTCTAAAAGCAATACCGAAACACCTTTCTACAAGTGGATTTAGAAATTCAGACTGAAGTCTACCATACATCGGACCTAAAAGCTGACGAATAAGCTGTGTCCTCACATGTACTTCCGTCGCTGTCATCTGAGGACCGTCTTGTGGATGAAGCTGGTCAGACATTAAAGTCCTACGAATTTGTCCTTGTAGTCTATGTATCTCAAGCTGGGCAACATCAAACTGTGTGCCTGATTTAAGCGGAAATATACTATCCTTACCACCAACAACTATTACTTTTCTTGGCCCAATAGTGATTGTCTTTGGGTTAATAACCCCATCGTCCACAACTCCCCACATACCCGCAATCGCCAAATCAGCGTTTGCAAGTATTAATCTTACAACCTCATTTAGTGTTTTGTGGTCAGGGAGAGCGTCTGCTACAGGCCCTTCACTGTATACACTGTCAGGTATCGGCATCCAGCGTGGCACAATAACAGGCATCTCGTGATAACCACTTTTCCTGATTAAACGCTTTGAATTAAGCTCCACATGCTCTGATGCTATTGGAAGCTCATTTCTTTTTCTGTTTTTGCCTCTCGGATATATAGCCTGTAGAAATCGAAACGAACTGTCAGGCCTCTCAACAGCAGCTTTAATAATCTCATCACTTAACTTATTGCCGTATTCGTTTACCGCCTGTTCTGCAGTAAGATTGAACACTCTATATACCGTGTCAATCATCCCTTTACCAGTGCTATCTGCGAAATAACAGCTATGTAAAGGCCACAGACGGAAATTATAGAGCTTACCATCATCCAGATTGCCCTGTTCTATATACATTACTGGCATGCCAACACAGACATAATCAATGAAAAACTCGTAAGCTGTAATGTCGTAGTTACAATTATGGATATTTCGCCAGATTATATCGCTTGACTCACTCAGCCACTTCTCGGCCTCTTGGTCTTCATCTCCTTTAAGTCCCACAACAGTATATGAAAACCAACGGGAATTTGCAGGCGTAAGGCCTGAAAGTAATGCTGATGCTAAAAGACGTGCAGAATCTCTTAAAGACGAGTCATATATTCTTGACTGTTTCTCTTTAGCGGCCGAGTTAACATCTAAAGTTAAAGCTCCATCAAGGCCGATAAGCTGACCACGTAGGGGATAAGTATTATCGTAAGCATCTTTCCACGAGCGTTCAATAAATCTTCTTTTGCTTTTTAAAGCATCAAGTCTTCTTATATGCTGCTCGCCCGTCATTACCCAACCGCATGTAATTGCCTGTTTGCAGCAGCAGCTTCTGCCTTTTCTATTATCTCACGCTCCTCGTTCAAATCGAGGAAATTCTCCTGTCCTATAGCGTCTTCTTGTCTCTTTGCGACCATGCTGTGGAGCGTAAAGTAGTTGTGGTAGGGATTTGACTTACTCTGATAGTCTCTGTAGGCTCTTAAACGCCTAAGGCGTTCCTCTTCTGGAAGCTCAAAAACAACTCTCCCAATCTCTC